TCGCTACACGGTCGGCACACAGATCACGCTGGTATTCGCCAAGACCCAGAACAAAAAAACCAACATCGCCGAAGAGGCCGCCCAGGAGCAGCGCTACCAGCTGGTGAGCAGCCTGGACCGTGGCAGCACCTACCAGCTGGGCACTGCCCGATTCGCCCTGCTCAGCATCACCGACAACACCAACCTTGACGACAACGAGGTGCGGGCCACGTTCCGCTGCATCGCTGCCGGCCGCACCCCGTCAACGCCCTACGGCGACAGCAAGGCGCCGGAAAACGGCGCAAAGGATGACAGCTTTTACACCAAGGCGCTGGTGAAGGCCGACAGCGCCGCGTATCAGACGGTGACAGCCTGCGAGATGGTGTCGTTCTCAATGCGGGTCAAGCTGTTCCGCCGCATCCAAGGCAGGCAAAAGAAATACGGCGACAGCGAGCCCGAGGGATACAAGGCAAGTGACAACGGCATTAAGTCCCGGCTGGCATTCTTCCGGCTGCTGTATCGGCCGCTCAGCAGGGCCACACAGGATCTGCTGCCGCTGATTATCGCCTGCCGCAGGTCCGCTGATCTCGATAATTTCATCAGCCTTGACTTTCGCGCCGGCAGCGGCAACCAGAAGTGGGAGTTTGAGTTTCAGCCGATCAGCGACCTAGCGGCCGAGCGGGCGCAAAACGGGCAGAAACAAATCGCCCTGATTGAGAACAGCGGCAAAGGCGAAAGCTTTAGGCACAACGGCAATCGGTTTCGATGGGTGGGCGACCTAAAGGACATCAGCTCAGTGCTGAAGGATCGCGGGCCGGTGCTCACCAATGAGTGGGATCTGTTCAGCGTCCGCAGCGACACCGACATTCAGTTCAGTTTCGAGGCGGGCCCAGAGTTCCAGATCACGGCCGTTACAGAGCAACAGCTGAGATCAACTGAGGGCAAGTATGCCCGGATGAGCACCATGGCATTCGGGGTATTTTCCGGCCGCGGCGTGCAGGATCTGCGCAGCATCTCGGCGTTCGTCACCGAGGGTAAGGATTCCTGGGTGGTGAGTGATGACGGCACCTACAGCAAGAGCGCTGGCAGCACCAGCTGGGCGCCGGACATCTTCGCTGACACGGTGCTGGACAAGGAAAACGGCATCGGCCGGTATGCCAAGCCATCCGGCGTGGACTGGCAAAGCCTGGCCTTAAGCAAGCGGTTCTGTCAGTACAGCGGCCTCGGGTGCCAACTGTTCATGGATCCGCTGATCGCTGAGGTCGGATCCTGGCGGCAGTTCTGGGCCGAGGTGGCGCCCTACTCGCTGCTGGAGTTCGGCAAGATCGGCGGAAAGGAGACGCTAGTGCCGGCAGTGCCGGTGAACAGCAGCGGCCGCGCCAATCGCCGGGTGAACATCTCGGCGCTGTTCACCACTGGCAACATCCTGGAGGGCACCTACCGCGAAGAGTTCCTTGACTACGGCGCCAGCGTTCAGGATCTGATCGCCACGGTGATCTACCGGGAAACAGAGGAAGATGACGTGTTCCCGCGCAACGCCAGCGTCGATGTGCGGTTGGTGGATGCCGTTGAGGATGCAGCGATCCGCCAGACGTTCGACCTATCGCAGTTCGTTACCCAGCGCAAGCAGGCAATCCTCTACGGCAAGCTGCTGTGCAATCAGCGGCGATGGGTGCGGCGAGGCATTGAGTTCCAGACCTTCCCCACCGACACACCGGTGAGCCCTGGCGCCTACATCTACGTGGACGTGGGCCTGAACACCTGGGACCGGATGACAGCCGGCGTGGTGATGCCTGGCGGCGTGCTCAATGCCCCGCTGAGCGATCGGCTGCGCGATGGCACCTATGCCGCGCTGGTGTATCGCAGCGGCGGCAACGTCCGCTCGCTGGCCAGCGTGACGGTGGCGGACGGCAAAGCCAACGCCCTGAGCGATGACGCGGGCTCCATGTTCGTGCTGGGCGCCGTCACTGATCGCAAGCGGGTGTTCCGGGTGACGGAGGTGACGATGAGCGAGGAAGGGGAGGTGACGGTTAAGGCGCTGGAGCACCCTTGCGAGACGGTGGACGGCAACCTGCTGAGTCGGGTGGCGGACTTCAGCGATGCGCTGTTCAGTGTGCGGTGAGTAGCCTGAGATGCAGGAGGGCGCCAGCTGATGGGTTACTACACAGGCCGAACCGGGGGGCTGATCTTCAACGGCAAGCCCGTTGCGAAGGTGCAGAGCTGGTCTGTGGAGAGCAGCGTTGACCTGCTGCCCACCACTGACCTAGGCGCTGATGCGCGGTCGTTCATCCCATCGCTAAAGGGCGCAACGGGCAGCGCCACCCTGATGTACTACCGGCTGGAGCCGGGCGAGTCGGCGCAGAAAACGCAGTTCACCGCGCTACTGGCCAAGATCCACAAGCGGGGCGCTATCACCGAACAGGATCGGGTCTTTCTGGAGCTGGACGTAGACACCGGCGGCGTTGACGACATCAAGATGTACGCCTACATCACCAGCGCTGTGATCGGCTCGGCGGTGGGTGAGCTGGTGGTGGTGCCGATTCAGTTCACGATGGACGGAGACTTTGACGAGGCCATCAACCAGGCCAACTGATGACGCACTACCTCGGCACAAAGGGCAACGTCAAGCTGAGGCGTGGCACCAAAGCATTCATCGGCCGGGTGTCAGATCAGATCATCCCCGACGATGTGAACACGTCGCTAAACCGGTTGTCGTTTGATGGGGCGATCAACAACATCCTGATCGGCGATCGGGTGGACATCAGCACCACGGACGCCCGTGGGCTGGTATTCTTCCCGCCGTCCGTGTGGGGCCTGGAGAGCACCGACCCGCCCCAGGAGAGCTTCACGGCCTACGTGCATGTCAACGCCGTGGGTGGCCTGCGATTCTTCCCGACCTTCACCGATGCGGTCAACAACGTCCGCGCCAATGAGATCCCGCTGGCAGCATTCACCGGCGACCCGCTGCAGATCAGCGTGCGCGTGCGTGATGTGCAGTTCAACCTATTGGGATCGGTGGAGGGCTACGAGTTCAACACCGACCGGCAGACAATTGACGCCACAAGCCTCAATGATCGGTTTCGCCAGCAGCTATCCGCCGGCCTGATCAGCGGCGCTGGGCGGATCGAGTGCGAGTTCAACTACCGCACGATCGGGCTTACCGAGCCGTCTCTGCTGCTACTGCAGCTGATCCAGCGGGTGGAGATTGGCAGCGAGTTTGATCTAGCCCTGTATCTGACCGACAAGGACATTGATCCTACGGTTGATACGGTCTTCTACAACCTGACCGCAGTGGTAAATCGCTCCGGTGTGCAGGTGCGAGCTGGCGACATCGTGCGCTGCGCCATTGATTTTGTCACCACCGATGAAATCCAGCTGGTGTATGGCAAGCCGGCTAACTATATCCTGAAAGAGGATGACGACCGCATCGAGCTGGAGCAGTCGCTGGACTACCTGCTGCAGGAGGTGGACGACTGAGCCCGTCCGTAGCCTGAGCCTGTGGACGGTCGCGGTGAGGCGCACCCTTGGCTGATCAGCGGATAACCCAGCTCACGGCCCTGTCAAAGGCGGGTGCGGCGGCTAATGATGTGGTGCCCATCGCCGACATCTCTGCCAGCGAGACGAAGAAAATCACGCTGAAGGATTTGGTTGCCGCAGGCATCGACCTGGTGGACGCCGGGGAGATTGACCTGGAAAAGCTGGATCAGACCAGCGTTACTAAGCTGGGTGCTGCGGCGATTGGCGATGGCGTGCTCACCGCCGCCAAGATGGCCGCCGATGCGGCAACAGCCGTTGCGGTCACAGCCCCCAGCACGGGGAACCACCGCGGCCGTGGGTGGCTGCACAGCGGCACCGGCAATCTGCAGGTGTGGGATGGGGCAGCGTTCCAGCAGGTGGTGATGCCCACCGCCGGCATCGGTGATCTGCAGGTGACCGCCGGCAAGCTGGCTGACGGTGCTGTGACTACCGCGAAGGTGTCGCCGCTCGGTTCGGCCGCCTATGCCGCCGGATCGGTGAATACCGCCGCGCTGGCGGATCTGAACGTGACCAGCGGCAAGCTGGCCGATGGGGCGGTGCTGGCCGACAAGATCGGCACGGGTGCTGTCATCACGGCCAAGCTGGGCGCCGGCGCGGTGACTTACGACCGCATTCAGAACGTCTCTGCCACCGATCGACTGCTGGGCCGCAGCTCTGCCGGTGCGGGGCCGGTTCAGGAAGTGCCGCTGACTGCTGCTGGCCGCGCCCTGATCGCTGGCGTGGATGCTGCAGCGCAGCGCAGCGCACTAGGCCTGGGAACGCTGGCGACAGCATCCGGCACCTGGACGGACGGATCGACGTTCGCAGGCACCAGCTCGGGCACTAACACCGGCGATCAGACCATCACCCTCACTGGGGACGTAACCGGCACTGGCACTGGGACGTTCGCCGCAACGATTGCCGATGGGGCGATCACCGAACTGAAGTACGCCGCACTGAGCATCCCCACCGGCGCGGTGAAGGACGGCGCAATCACCGCCGCCAAGCTGGCGGATCAATCCTCTGCGGTAGTGAGCAACGGATCGCCATCGGGCGATGGGGCGTTTGTGGGTCAGCAGTGGTTCAACGCTGCCACGGGCGTGGAGTGGACATGGACCGGCAGCGAGTGGCAGGAACACCAAGCACCGACCATCCCTGAATCTGGTGTTCCCGACCTGAACGCCAGCAAGATCACAGCCGGCGAGTTCCCGACCGATCGTCTGGCGAATGATGCCGTAACCGGCGTCAAGCTGGCGGATTACAGCGTAGGGAAACTAAGCGAGGCGATTCCAGTTGCTGATTACATCAGCCAGCTGTATTTCAACCCATTGGATAAAGCCTTCTTCATGTGGGATGGCAACGTCTGGCAGCCGATCGGGCTCAGCACCGGCGCGGTCAAGTTTGCCGGCACCTATGACGCCTCCAACAATAAGGTGGCCAGCACCACCGCCGAGGGCGCAACGCTGGGCCTAGTGGTCGGCAACGCATTGCCTACCGCTGCAGCAGCCAACTCGGGCTACTACCTGGTGGTGAGCAAAAGCGGCACCGGCACCAGCCCGGCGCCTACTGTTGCGCTGGCGCCCCCGGACCTGCTGCTTTCCACCGGCACGGCATGGGTCGAGGTGGATACATCGGCGGGCTATACCACACTGACCGCCAGCGGTGTGGATTTTGTCCCTGCGGGGCAGGTCGCTGCCACCAACGTGCAGCTGGCGATCGAGGAGGTGAGCAACGAATGCCGTAACGCCAGCAACCTGTCCAGCGGCACCCTGGCGGTGGCTAGGGGCGGCACCAACCTAGCCAGCTACACCAAGGGTGATCTACTGGTTGCCAGCGGCGCCACGACTCTCGCCAGGCTGACGGTCGGTGCCAGCGGGCAGGTGCTGGTGGCAGACAATAGTACGGCTACGGGGCTGGCGTGGTCCAACAATATCAGCGGCAATGCCGCGACCGTCACCAACGGCGTTTACACCATCGGCGCGCAAACCATCGGCGGGGCCAAGACGTTCTCCAACGCACTGGTGAGCGATGGCACCTTCACCGCTAACGGCACGGTGTTCAGTTCCGGCATCCGCACCAATACCACCACAGGCGTGAGCGCCAACGTGTTCCTGAACACCACGAATGATCAGGTGCAACGGGTCACATCATCGCAAAAATATAAGATTCACATTCAGACAGCACCACTGGCCGAAAGCCGCCGGATCCTGTCGGCTACTAGGCCGGTGAGCTACCTGCCCAACCCAAAGAATACCAGCGACGATCCGACCATCAGGGTGTGGGGCCTGATCGCTGAAGAGGTGGCAGAATATGCGCCGGAGATGGTGATGTGGGGCCTCGGCGGGGAGGCGGAAGGCGTGAGCTACGACCGCTTTGGCGTGCACCTGATCAATGTGGCGAACGACCATGAGGCCAGGATTGCCGCGCTGGAAGCAGCGCTGCAGTCTCTATCCTGATGGATAGGACAGGAGCCCCGATGAAAGACCAGCTAACCCAGCTAATCACCGCCTACGGCGTGGCCCACGCCAGCGGCAACGCCATCCTGAAGCAGCTTGCTGCTGGCCAGCTGGATGCGTTCCTATCAGCGGTTGAGGTTATCAGGCCTGAGCCGGCTGCGCCTGAGGTGGTGGCTGCAGAGGTTGAGGGCCAGTGATCTACCCCGCCAAGCTGGACATCACGATCCTGCAGAACTCGACGTTTCGGGCTGTGTTCCGAGCGCTGCAGAAACAGCAGGCAATCACGGCGTTCACCGTGACCACCGGCAATCCGTTCTTCACCGTGCCGTGCCACGGCCTGATCGCTGGCAACAAGGTGGTAATCGTGCCACCGGGCAACGCAGAGGCCACACTGCCGGCAACGACCACGCCTGAGCCCCCGGACGTGCCCTGCGGGCTGGAGCTTAACAAGGTGTATTTCGTCTCGGCCACCGGGTTGACCAGTAGCGCATTTACCGTTTCCGCCACCAATGGCGGCAGCCCTATCACGGTGGCGAGCACCGCGCTTGGCACAATGGTGATTGCCCAGCCGATCGATCTGACCGGCTATGCCGCTGACGCGGATGTGAAGGGGCTGATCGATGATTTACAAAAGGCCACCTTCACTTGTGCGCTGGAAACCGCTGCTGACGGACTGGTGAGCATCGCCATGACACCTTCAACCGCCGCCGGGTTGGAGGTGGGCCGCTACGGGTGGGATGCCTCGCTGACCAGCGGCGCCGGGGAGCGTTACTACTGGCTGCAAGGTGTGGCAACAGTGGCGAAAACCTATTCGAGGAACAGCTGATGACTACGCTAAATGACGCTTCTCAGATCAAGATCTCCCTAGTCGATGATGGCCAGCAATCCGTAGCACTGGCGGTTGTCGTGCCCGGCATCCAGGGCCCCAGCGGCACAACGCTTGAGAATATCCCGCTAAGCAAACTGGCGCCAGGCGCACTACCGGCGGGCGTCACCGTTGCAAGCGCAAACATCGTAGACGGTACGATTGTTAATGCTGACATCAGCAGCAGTGCAGCGATTGGCCTGTCCAAGCTCGCCACCGGTGCATTGCCATCTGGTGTCACCGTGGCGTCTGCAAACATCGTGGACGGTACGATTGTTAATGCTGACATCAGCAGCAGTGCAGCGATTGGCCTGTCCAAGCTCGCCACCGGTGCATTGCCATCTGGTGTCACTGTGGCGTCTGCAAACATCGTGGACGGTACGATTGTTAATGCTGACATCAGCAGCAGTGCAGCGATTGATTCGAGTAAACTTGGCTTTTCCCAAGCCGGCGGCAGTGCAGTTGCGCAGACTGTGCAGGCCAAGCTGCGTGACCTTGTATCTGTCAAGGACTTTGGCGCTGGCACTACAGCTAACGACGCGCCAGCGTTTGCCGCAGCATCCAATGTAAGCGGCAATCCTGCAGTTTTCGTTCCCGCCGGAACATACCAGTTTGCATCAACTCCTTCGCTGGCGCAGGATAGTGTTTTTATTTTCGACAATGGAGCGAGCTTCACGGGCACATGGCCCACGTCGGCCAAAAGGATTCACCTGGGCGACGCAAACTCGTGGGTCTCAACAATTGCGGGCGGGATCTACACCTATCTCGATTTTAACCCGGTCCTGAACATCCGGCCGTCGATTACATCGGTTGGCATTTCCTGCGCACAACAAACGTCAGAGATCACATACGGTTTTGGCACCGGCAGCGGGGCATTGTCGTTTTCCAGCTTCATCCACA